TTTACTTTATTATACTTTTTTTTCATCTAAACCACCTGTTCTTTATTGTGAATGAAGTGAATAACTCCAATTTAGTTATTCCTATTTGTATTAATATACTATCGCCTTCAAATGAAGAGTATCCTACACTTAATAGGAATGTTCTTAACAGTATGATCTTATATTGTCTTAGTATACTATTTTTATAGTTCTTTTCCGTTGTTGTCGTTCTGATCAAAGGGATACCTAGAAGTGTCCATGATCTTCCTTTCTTCATAGTTATATTCCTGTTTTTTAAAATTCATATGCACTATTTTACCGTCATCATGTACTTCTACTTGAGTATCATGCCCCTCTATGCTGTGAATTTGGTTATCTATTACTTTAACTACTATCTTTCCCATGTTTTGCTCCTAGTATGTGGAGAGAGGGCACAAATAAAGGAATCTGTGCCCATCTCTTAGTTGCGTTTATCAAAACTGAATGTTTCCCAGTTATAATTAACTGTGAGCTTGAAATGAGAATCATCTCTTGCTTTCAACGATTCTATAATTCTGATCTTACTTCCTTCAAGACCTTCAAAACTTATGTACTGATCGGACTTCTGTTCAATAGCACTATTTCCTTTACCGCTATGAACGTCCAAACGCTGTCCTTCCCTGATTCTATAAGATGCACTTTTAGAAATGTGATGTACCGCTATGATCATTACATCTTCACTAATTGCAATGTCTTTTAGACTATTAGCTATTATCTCCTGTCTTGCGAAATCGTCTTTACCAGCATACTTAGCTGGTACTCGATCTATAGTATCAACTACAACTATTTTAGCTTCATTGTCTGAAATAAATCCTGCCAGATTTTGTATGTCTGGACAAGAGCATTTTAGTTTTATGTGTGATATAGAATCAAGCCCGTCCTTTACAATCCTAGGATCTAGATTTTTAGCACCGCTAAGAATTTGATTTTCTGTCATTCTTAACGATGCTTGAAGAAATCTTCTGATCATGGTGTCTTCTTCTACTTCTAATGAAAGGAACAATGTTTTGATCTTTCTTAATTTTGTAACCAAGTATTGTACAAAAGCTGTCTTGCCCAAACCAGTATCACCTATAAGAGTTATAAGCTGACCTGTTTTGAACATATGACTTACTGGTAAGAATGGGAATACTTCCTGTAGATTAAACGATCTGTCTGTGAAATCAGAGTTTACATTTTCAATAAGTTTATTGATCATATCTTCTGCATTCATCACTCCAGATGTTTCATCCAGATTCTTATATCGAAATAGTATACATTTGCTATCACAATAAGGCTGCAGTGTTTCATGATTGCATCCATAATTGTAATCGCTCTTGAATACATCTGATACAACTTTGCTTGTCTCTTCAGCAGGTAGAGGTTTCTCTACCTTAGCCATATATGACCTTGCAAGGTTATCGCATCCATGTTTGTCTAAACCCCATTTCTTACGCCATATACTGGCTAATGCAAGAAGATGTTTGTGTCTATGCTTAGGAACATACCCTGCATTATAAATGTGTTGTGCACATGTAATATATCTGCTGGTCTGTCCTTTAGCATTATCAAACACTTTACGTACTTCTTCTGTGTTCTTCCGGCTCATATCTATAGGATCTAAGCCTTCGATCTTTTCGTGTTTGATCTTAGATGGTGTTTCATGACCACCCATTTTCTTAGCACTTTCAGCTATTGTCTGATAAGAAAAGTTAGCTAAATCTGGAATCGGTACAGGTATCTTGTACAGTTTTGATTTTTGATTGTATGACCACCCAGCTCGTATTAAGCGTCTGGAGTCATAGATCAGATCTATATATTCACCCCAGTCTCTCTGCATAGTAGCACGAACCTGCTTGGCAATGTTAGCTGATGGCTCAAAGCCGTAAACATTGCCTAAGTGAATGTGAAAGCCAGTTCCAGAGAACCATATCTGATAATGCTGTCCATATTCAATGCCCTTATTATGCATAGCATCGCATATGTCGAATACTGCCGTAACAGTTAATTCATCTCCATTGGTTTTATCTTTCACATAGTCTATATCTACTACAATCTTATCTACTGCCTGTATACCGTTAAATCCAGTTACTGTGTTATTCTCTGCTACGAATGCAACAATATCAGGTGAGTATAGAAACATACTGCGGTAGATTTCTCCACCTGCATTCAGCTTTGCAACTTCAGAAAAGTCTTCTAATCTGCATAGCTGGTTTCTATTACTTACACTGCCTGTTGCATATTCTAAATACCAATCTTGCTTTTCCATTGTAACTCCTACGTTTTAGTATCAGGGACATCTCTGCCCCTGATACTTTTCTCACCACTCAACCAAATACTAAATATCTACATCAAAATCAGCAGTTTCCTTTTCAGGTTCTGCAGTCTTTGTTGATTGATTATTAGTATTATTCCCATAATCAAAATCGGTTGATGCATCATCTGAATCATAATTCTTGATGTATCCCTGTTCGACTTCTTTGAGTACTTTATTCTTTAAAGTACCTTGTAGTGCACTGGGTGGTGCTACAATAGAATATGTGTTCCAAAATGGTTTACCGTTGTTTCTAATCTTGGTAGTCTTGTAAGAGCATACCATAAATTGTTTACCAACAACTTCATCAAACCATGATTCTGGAACCGTATAGTCATCTTGCATCATGAGGCTCTTTTTGCCTGTACAGGACTCAAAGAACGCTCTTACTTTGAATGCAGATCCCCACGCTTTCTGATCGGTTATTGGCAGATCACGTTTTAGCATTCCAAAGATCTCTAGTTTCTTATCCCAACTCTGTCCATCGTTATATGTAACAGTTAAGAACATGTCAAAGCATGGGTTCCATTTACCCCATTCTCTCTCTGCATCATATTCTATAGATACAGATTTAACTGTTCCTATTGATTCACTAATTGCTGGCATTATGCAGCCTCCTTTTGTTCTTTTATTTGTATTTGAATTTTCTCTATAGCAGCATCAGCTTGTTCTTCAGTAGGGTTCTTATCTATGAAGGATCTCACTTTCTTAGCTTTATCTTTATCTGTTTTGTTAAATACAGGATTTCTGCTTAGTCTTTCCAGTTTAACATTCTGATCTACTGTAATATGACCTTTAACAGGTTTTTGTCCATTGATCAGTGTTTCTTCACGGTTATCCATACTGTCTGCATCTTTAGTATCGTCAATTGCAAATAGACCGTTACAGGCATATTTACGTGCATAAGATGATGTAGCTCCAGTAATCTGGCTATCGTCCATACCTTTCTTAGTTACAGACTCTCTAGCCCATCCCTTTACAGATATAGAGTCATTGCCATCACTAAATGTTGCTGTTGCCTTGATATAGTTGAATCCATTGATACATACAATTTCATCGTCTACAGTTAGAAAGCAACCTAATTCATTGAGTAGTGGTTTCACACCTTCAAAGATATCTGCAAGATTGCGATAGTTATAGTTTCCGAAATTGTTTCTGTGACCTTTCTCTACTTTAAGAGATGTCTGAACAATATTCAGTTTTTGAAATACATTCAGTTCTTTCATGTATTTATTTCCTTTCTGTTTTGTTATTTAAACCGTAGGGTGGGAAGGTCGGATTACTGAGCTGTGCACTAGCGTTCATCCTAGTGTCCCCACCTTTGTTGGTTTCTTAAGTTATGCTGTGGTATTGCAATACCATCGTACTGGTTCCTGTAGTCGTTAACAAGACATGCCATTAGTTGACGAGCTGGTTTCCTATGTAATATCATATGATACCACAGCTAAAATCTTCTGGGACGTTCATGGTGACAAATTCAATATCCATGTTTACGATGAGTCTCGACTATCACTCTTGCCTAATCCGTCCCAGTGTCTCTTATAAGTTTTCGGGGAGTGCTGCTGGTTGCAGATTCTCTCTCCAGCGTATGAGTACTCGTCACCACTCCCCATATTTTGCAGGTGTGCCGTAGCCCTTGCTGTCATTGTCACGGCTTTTGCGGATATCCTCTAAGTTCTAACTCCACCTGCATAAATAAAGGAAGCAGTACGATCTCTGATAGGCTTGCGGAGTCCATAAGAGATGAAGTGTGTGCTGTACCGCTTCCTTTGAGGTTATGAATAGTAGACAGGTCCAGCTTCAGTATGATAACTGTTAGAAAACTGTTCAGCTACTTTGTAAGCTGTGACTTTGTAGTCATAAGGCTTGCCAAATTGTGTAGCTTGCACCCAGTCTTTGTACTGTTTGTCATGTGTATAGTATTCAGTCACGGCATTGTAGGCATCCCATAGAGTTTTGCCTTTATTGCCCTGTCCCTTACGATACAGATGTACCAATCTATCATATACTGGCTTTGCAGTATTTCTAACGAATATTCCTTTTTCTGGAATACTCTCTTTGTTTCTGTTCTTCAAGAATGGTATAACTGTTTCCAGATAAAGATTTAATGTATGATCATTAAGTTCTATATCCTGAAACCTGTTCATACTTTCTATGGCTTTAGCAAAGTTGCCTTCACTTTCAGCTATAGTTTCTTTCAGATTCATTACACGCTGCTTAATGCTGCTTGTATGTTTTAAGCTGTACTCGAAAGTGCCTTTTTTACTTAGAGCATAATCAAGTGTATTATAACACACAATACGGATCATTGTATCTCTAAAGCAATTGCCAGTGCTGCCGTCATGTGATGTGAACATAAATACGTAACGATTTATCTTATCATCACCTACGGTGTACTGATCCGGTGCTTTAGCAAGAACCCAGATCTTTCTACCTTTTTGAACTGCTCCAGCAGTTTCAATACTGAATCCCATGTCAAGCATAGGTTCAAATGGTTCAAAAGCATCTCTGTTCTGCAGGATCTCGTAGCGTCCTGAAACATTCCCAAGAGGCTCGTTTCTGTCAGTTCTGTATGTTACATAGTGACCAGTTTCTTTCTCAACACCTGAAAATCTAAGAAAGTTCCTACCTATATTTTGTTTAAAATAAGTAGGTGCTTTCTTAACTTCCCAGTTAAGACCTGCTAGTTCTATAGCATCTTTGATGGTGGGAGCATCTTTTACCATGACACCTTGTTTGTGCCAAGGCATTTCTCCTACATACATCATAGTATCAACATAATCAGGCATTTTTATTCTCCTTTGTAAAGTTATAGCTTGGTATTGTCCAGATGTATTCATCTCTGCCGTAATAACCTCTACGTTTCTTTCTGGTTTTGAAAAGCTTACCTTCATTAGTTAGATCTGTTATACTTCTCCTTATAGAAGTAATGGGTACATTTCCAACATTGTTACTGCTGAACCATACCCATACTTCTGATGGTGAGGCTATGACATGCTCATGAAAGTATTTTAATATCATCTGATCCTGTGTATCAGCTTTAGAATGATATTTTTTAAGATCTTTCTCTTCTTTTGTAGTATTGTAATACGACATCTATCATTCCGTTTCCCACACTACATTAATCTTCTTCTTTTGCTCTATACACTTAGTAAGTAGATTAATTGGTATGAATGTTACTAAAGCATTTTTAAGCTTAAAGCAGCTATCAACATTTAAGAGATAGTATGCTAACGCTTTCATGTGAGCTTTAGTTCTTTTGTTTGTGTACTTACGATACATACCCATAACATTCTGATATGTTGATGCAGATCTATTCTTTTTAATCAACTGCATAAACATTCCTCTGGAAAACTCAGGTCCAAGGTATTCTTCCAGTTTCTTTATTCTAAACAGATGCTTTTCAGGTATATCTCTTCCCTGTGTATACATCCATAGCCATTGGCTACCGCCAATCATCATAGTGTCTTGGCTTGTAGCTACAAATAGCTTAGAATATTTACGTGAAGAAGTTCCATCATGTACAATGACTGGTACTTCATTCATCTCCAGAAGTTCTGCAGCTTTTTTACGTCTGTGTCCGTCAATTATGATATACTTGTTATCAACCAGTATAGGAGTGAGAAGTCCATTCTCTGCTATATTCTTCATCAGTCTGCTAACTGATTTTGTTCTTACAGGAGGATTGTACTTACTCTCTTTTATTTCATCTAGTTTTGCAAATATAAGTTCCATGTTTATCCTTTCTCTTTGTCGAAGAGTTTTATACAGTCTTCAATTACATCTATCAGTTTTCTGTAATACTCATCGAGTTTGTTGTTATTCCTGTCTATATGTTCATAGCGATAGGCGTTTAAAGCGTCTAATATAGCCTGTACTTCACTTTTTTCATCAAAGGCTATGGCAGGTCGCCTATCTGGTGCTCTTGCTGATTTAGACACGATTTCTTTTCCTTTCGATAGTGTCATATATGAATATGAAACCCATAATTGAACACATGATCAGGAACAGTCCTGCACCAAACATAAACAGGTTAATTATGATTTCCATTATTTCAAATATTATCATAACTACTCCTGTTCATGTATGATGACACCAGTTATACCGTAATCATCCATATTTTCTATGGTTCTTACAATATCTCTGGTTGATTGGTCATCTTTTGTTTTTAACGTAGCTCCGTCAACAAGCAGTTCTATTCTATAGCGTCTGACATTGTTGACACGATCTGCTACAGTTCTTGATACAGCAGTTGCAGCTCTAAGGGTTTGATTAATAGCATAACCAGTTAATCCTACCACTTTAGCTACTCCTGTGTATATTCGTGCTGTACTCATTCTTTATCTCCTAAGAATTTATTTAATGATAAATGAACTGCTAGATGAGCAAAGAATAGTTGTTCAACTGTCTTTAGATTTACTTCATGCTCATGTGCTATCTCATTTACTACACGTTTCCATTCTTCTTTAAAGACTGGTTCTAAGTAAATGGCTAGGTTATCGTTAATAACATCTTGTTCTGTAATCATAATAGATCCTTTACATCTTCAATGTATCTTTTAAGTGTTGCTATTCTGTTGATGAACCTTTTTTGAGTTCGTTCCAATATGATTTCAACTGTAGATAGTTTTGACCACAATTCATCAAGCTCCTGAGATGTCTCATTCATGTCATTAATGCATGATTCTACACCGCTTACTGCTAGTTCAAGATTTTCTAGTCTATCTTTTTCCCTAGTGCGTTTAATATCTGCAAGCACTGGTCCCATTACTTCATCTAATGTTTTGAATGTATTCATTTGGCTCCCCTTTCATCGACTTGTGATTCGATGTAATTATCTATTTGTAATTCCCAGTAATCAAGTTCTTCAGGTTGTATTTCACATAAGAAGTCATCAGTGAGATCATGTCTCATTGATTCACCTTCTTCATGCTTACCCCAACATTTAGGGCAATATTCTGCTTCTCTATATGTTATAACTGGTTCATCCAGCCAAGGAACTTTTTCTTTTACTTCTGTAGTTACTACTTCCAGTACTACATCAGGATGGTGCTTACACTTCATTAGTGACTCCTATTTATTTGAGGGTTAGCAAAAATAAAGGAGGCAGTCCTTAGCCTTGAACTGCCCCCTTTTTTTGCCACTCATTAAATATATGATCACTAACTAATATTGCATTTGTTTTTAATATATCTAGTTTCATCAGATATGCTTTTTTTGAACGAGAATCTCCTTTACCAGTAAATTCTACTGTTGAGAGATTATATTTGTTGATTAGTTGTTTAATTCTTTTTGGTGTGGTAATTATCATTTCTTCTTTAGTGTAGAAGACCCATCTATAAGCTTTAGTAGTTGAAAGAGCAGATGGTTTGTTGTCAAAAGTAACTTCTATAACGATATTCCCAGTTTCTTTAGACATAGGATCATATTTGACTTCTACACCCTGTCCTATAGATGGTATGTAGATATCCCATTCTTTACAGTATCCATTTATAATATAAGCATCAGTGTATTTTCTTTTGATATATTTTAGTGCAGATCGCTCTGCTTTTTTACCTCTTATTAAGTCTTGTTCAAAACTCATTGCAGAAAGAACGATGCTCGTAGTGTTTTTATTTCTTGGTGTGCTGTAAATATAGTAATATTAAAGGTTAAGAATGGTTTATCTTGTTAATAATTCCCTATAAATTGTAGGCACAAATTAGTGATTGTTTGCACTTTAGTCAATTGGTATTTGCAGCTTGTTGCTCATGCCCCACGTTAATTCTGCAGTAAATGCAGTTGGTGGCTTTAAGCGTACTGGGTTCGCCCTGCGAACACCTTTTAATTAAAAAAAGCCACGCAGGATGTCCCACGTGGCTTAGTTATCACTTAATCTGTTGTGAACGCTATCATCTGCTCATCGCTCGATTGAGTGGTGGTATTATGATGCTGACGGATTAGCAATCATATATCTAACGGATTGACCATCTCTTGAGAAGGTTCTGGTATCAGGATCTACCTTTCCATTTCCGTGATCTTTACCTGCAAGCAGTCTCAAGCCGTTTGGTATAAGTTCTGTTTCAACAAAACTATCAAGGGCTTTTATGCCGTCATCTGTGCAGTTACACCAGACGTTATAAAAGTATTCGTCAGATGGATTATCTAACAATACTTCCATAGATGTGGGTTGATTATCCCAACCGCTATCAGTTTGTTTTGATCTGGAAAGCCAAAGATCGTTTTGATCAAATTCAGGTGCTTTTTCAGCAATTTGATGCATCTTGGCTATGATCTGTTTTAGTGCGTTACTCATGTGTAACTCCTATTGTTTGATTGAGTGGCAGAGTTGCCAAAAATAGAGGAAGTAGTTCTTAAGTTTGAATAGTATTTATATTATAAAAAAACAAAAGTATAAATAACAAATATGACCGTCTATAAAAGGGGTAATAAACTAATATTTTACCCCATTTCCTACCCCACATTTTCTATAAAGAACTTTTGTTATTATTAAATTACTAATATATTGCCCAATTTCAAGTAGGGCAGGACTGCATCGTTAAATACAGTCTCTACCCTATACGGTGCGTTCACCAAGTCTTGCGGGGCTTGTTGGAAATTGGCTTGTTTAAAGCCATCCCCTATAACTGAGCATAATGCCCAGAAATAGAGGAGGCAGTTATATTACTTAGCAGTAATTGGAGATCGAAAACGTATTGAAGTGACAAAGACATATAGTCTATTATACCAGCGAGCATTGATAGACTCGATTTGTTTTTCGAGGTCAATTGCTTTTTCCCTGAATAGATCTTTTCTTACTTTTAGTTCTTCGTAATGTTCATTCATGCCACTTATCGTTGTTTCGAGATCTTCAATCTCCCATTTTAGGTGGGAGATTTTTTCTAACATGTCACCATATTCTTGTTCTTTGTTATTACAAAGATGTCTAAACTGGTCATAATAAGCCATTATCAAGTGTATATCACCTGCTAAGTTTTCGCTAAAACCCATGTTGCTGTCCATTATTGACTCCTTTCTTTTGGTCTTTTAGGACTTTCTTTAAATTGTTGATGAGAACGTTGAACATTTAAGTTCTTTTTTTTGTTTTTTGCTCGTTTGAGCCTTTTTTGTGCTTTGGTCATGAGTGACTCCTTTGTTGTTATTAAATTACTAAACATAAAGGAGAGCCACACAAATGTATGACTCTCCAATGATTATAGATTACCTTGCTATTTCATCCTACCTTGAGCATTAAGAAGTTCGTCAACTTCAGAGTTCACTCGATTCAGCATCTGCTTACTCACAAGTGTTTGATAATCTAATACTGAAATAAAGAGAAGGGCTAATTAAATACAGAATCTATCTGGATAGATCTCTTTAGTGATTCGATCTGCACAGCGAATTGTTCGGCATTTCCAAATATTATCGTGATCGTGATATCTTCCATTACTTAGATCTTTCTTTCCCCAATAGACATCACAGTCTTTCAGGGCTTTAAGAAGCATAAATGAAACAAGGACAATGTCGATGTCTAATTTAGTTTGTACAAGAAGTAAATTCTTACGAACTACGTCAGGTATCCCTACTGATATTTTAGTGTCGCTCCAAAGACCGACAGTTTCTATCATACCATGATTGTAATCATTGGTTTTTCTGCGTTCAGTAGATTCTTCATAAACGTCTAAAGACATCTTTTTTGACCATTCTGGTTCACAAGCTGGCAGTATTTCGCCTGTTGTGAATGTAAATGGATGAGGTGAGGAAAAGTTGACTATTGTTAAGCCATTTTTTAATGTTATTTGAGTGTACATGTTTTACTCCATGTATGTGTAGCCAAGCACCTACGTCTGAATCAGACTCTAAATAGGTGTCAAGGCTACGGGTTTAGATCATATTACAACAGTTTTGATGGTCAGTTTCTTTGCATCTAAAACGGGTGACCTGATAGCGGGCATACTCTTGCGGATCTCCGTCTTTGACGGCATCAGCAACGATTTTACCTGCTTTATAAGATTCTTCAACCGCTATGGCAGTTACACCTACGGTGAACCAGCCAAGGTTAATGAGGAATGATTTAAGTGACTTAAACATAATTACTCCTATGTTTAATTGTTAATGGCAGAGTTGCCAAAAATAAAGGAGAGCCACACATAAGTATGACTCTCCAAGGGTTAATGGTTTAAATCCGAGATGCTATAATGTCTAAACTATTTATATTAGATATTCTATTGATTATTATTAAGACATCTTGATCTGTTAGGTACTCAAATAGTCCATAATCATGAGGAGCACCAACTGTTGAAGCATATGCGTCAAAACTTGATAGTTCACTAAGTACTTCAGCTATTGCTTTAAGTAGAGGATCTGTAAAATATCTTGGAGCCACAAGTTTATCATCAGGTGTAGATGGATTCTGAATAACTAATATTTCATGTCTTTCATTTATATGATTTAATATCAAACTAATGCCAAGACCATTCTCGAAATACATCTTCTGGTTTCCTTTCCAGTAGGTATTTATACTCATGGGTTACTCCATGTTTAGTGTTAAATGGCATAGTTGCCAAAAATAAAGGAGAAAGATGGTAGGCTCTACTACAGTCGGCTTATAATCAATCTTGAAAAGAATGTGAGCGACTGTAGATTAGCCTAAAATAATGAAGAAAGTGGTAGGAGCTACCTACCATCATGGCACTTCGAAATAATCGGTATACCTTCAATTAACTATTTCTCGACACGATTTTACTTTCTTCAAAACTGGGGGATTTAACCCAGCACAAATAGAGGAGAAAGATCATTGTTGCTACTCGGTGGTGTAGAAGAAAAGAAAAGCCCTGACAAGCAGGGCTGATCTATTATAGTACTGATACTACCAATTGGACAGTAATGTGTGAGACTAATAGTATGAAACATACCCATGCTACTGCTATGAGTAAGTAAGATATTGTGTTTCTTATGTAGTTAATTAGCATAGTATACTCCTTTATATGTGGCTTAATTGCCAGAGATAGAGGAGATACATAGTAGCATGTAACAGATGTGATGTGTAAGGATTAGATAAAGGGTCGCACATGCGTGGATATATGTGCTCTGAGTGAGTGAGAGTAGCGAGTGAACACATTGAGTTAATTCAATTCAACTCAATTAACTGAACTCAACGTAGTTAAGCCAACCCAACCCGAATTAACGGGGGGTAGGTACTCTACGTTCCTCTCACACGCATTCTCGTTATAATTTCTAAAGGAGTGTTGGAACTATTCCAGCTTGTAGTGGTATTATAGAGTACTTAACTTAAAGTGTAACATGAAGACTAAAGCGAAGCGGAAATACGAGGTGTTTAATCTAGAGACTGGTGCTTGGGAGAAGCGTACAATGACAGAGAAGCAGTACAAGGAGTTTGTAAGTAAGCTAGATGCCAACACAGAGGAGCTTGATGCTGAATATAATATAATCAGCCGTATAGTAGCTCAAAATCTAGGTGTAGAGCCGCCTCCAAAAAAGAGTATGGATTAAAGTAGTACTATTATTATTATATAATAATAGAGTAGCTATATATAAATAGCTCTGCTACTTTAGAGTAGCTACACTTAAATCTTTTATGAAAATAAAACGCAGAATCAACGGAAAAACGGGTAAATACGACATATTTACAAAAGCTGAGGCAGCCAAGCGAGGGCTTGTTATAATATATTGGAAAGAGGCGTATGATGGCGATTGGGCATACACAGATGACGATTATGTATCCAAATGCTATGACCGCAGGGATTATACAGACAAGCATGGCAATACTAAGACATTTGTAAAGCTAACCTGCGGAGTGGGCTGGGTCAGCAGATTCTCCAAAATATTATTTGAGAGAAATCACAAATATGGAGTATATAGCAAGACCAACCCTAAGAGGAGATGGGATGAGGATGAATCTGGCACTACTAGGGCTAAGAATACTGTTGCATCTTACGCACATATGCTGCTTAGTTCTGGAAAGGTGGACTTTGATACTCTTGGGAAAATATATAGACCGGATCAACAGATCCCGGCAGCAACGGTACGCAGATTTCTAAAACAAAAGGTAGCAAAGCGTATGATAGAGAAAAAACTAAAGGAATTGCTAAAGGATAAGGGTGTAAATAAGGAGCTTGCAGTTGATAATGTACTCCGTGCCCTTCATATGGCAGAAAGTAAGGGTGATGTAAACAATTTTCTAAAGGCAAACGACTATTTAATGGACTTACTGGAGATGAAGCCTAGTAAGAAGATGATAACGGACACGATACAGGTGGATATGACTAAACAGATAGCCGATACTATAGCAAAAGAAGATAAACGTCTTACCCTGCAGCGTAAGAGCGAAGAACATGAAGCCCCTGAGTGAAGTTGAGAAACAATATAACGGTATTACGGAAGATAATCTCAGGGATCAGCAGTTACAGATAGCTGTAAGTGCATTTCATGTATTGGCAGTCATGCATAACGGCAATCCCGAGTATATGGCAAAGTTAGCCATAGATACACTCCGTGAGATGGAGGATCTGGGTTATTATTATGAACAGTATAGTGATGAATGTGATTAATGGAAGAAGATAAGTCATATATCAGGCGAAAGCTGAAAGACAATATGATCATGTTCGGCAAGGTGATTATGCCTAACATGTTTTCAGCCTCTTCCCCAGAGTTTCATTACCAAATAGCCGATGTCCTGATGGATGACGATATCAAGCAGGCAAATATCATTGCCCCACGTGGTCATGCTAAATCCTCTATTGTTGGAGGTGTATATCCCCTTTATC